CAAGAGTGAGTAGTCATGAAAAAAGAAAACGAAACAAAAACAAGAAAAAGAAAAAGTGATGTTGATTATGTTTTTGATGAGGGCAAATATTTAAGTGAAATATGGGATTCAATAGATAAAACCTATACTTCCCATTATGCCCAAAACAAAATACAATCAACAGAATTTATTTCCGATGCTGGCCACGGTGAAGGTTTTTGTATCGGCAATATAATTAAATACGCTCAGCGTTATGGTAAGAAGGGTGGATTTAATAGAAACGACTTGACAAAAGTCGCTCATTATGTTATTATTATGTTATACTTACATGATAATCATTATAAACGTGAAACTCAAGGAGAACACAATGAAGTTAAGTGAAAGTACAGTATCGTTCCTAAAGAACTATGCTAATATCAATCAAAGTTTAGAATTTCGTGAGGGTAGCACTCTCAGGACTGTATCACCTCTAAACACAATTCTGGCCTCAGTAGAAATTAGTGAGGACTTCCCAAAGACATTTCCAATTTACGAATTGAATCGTTTTCTTGGAACTCTGTCTTTATTCAAAGACCCCGAATTAGATTTTTCGGAAAGTAGTGTATCCATAAAAGATGGAAATCACGAATCGACATATCATTATTGTGGAAGCAGTTCGATGTTCCAAACTCCACCAGAAAAAGAAATAGACTTTCCAGATGCGGAAGTTTCTTTTGAATTGTCTGAGGATGTTTTCAAGAAGACCATCAATGCTGCTAATACTCTTGGATTACCAGAAGTTGTTGTTCAAGGTGATGGTAAAGAAATCCGTATTCTTGTAGCGGATACTGGAAATACAACATCAGATTCATTTTCAACTGTTGTTGGTGCTACAGATAAGACTTTCCGTATGATATTCAAGATGGAAAATCTTAATAAATTGATGGAAGGCACTTATGATGTTCGCCTTTCTTCTAAACGAATATCACATTTCAAAAGACAAGCTGATACCCTAAACTATTGGATTGCTCTTGAAGCGAACTCAACTTATGATGAATAATTTGAATATAATCTATATTATGAAAGTGAAATATTATGAAAGATTCCTTACTATGGGTGGAAAAATTTCGCCCTCCTACAATCTCAGAGTGTATACTATCTGATAACATCAAGGGAACTCTATCTGATTTAACTAAAGATGGAAAAGTTCCCAATCTATTGCTCTCTGGTTCAGCAGGAGTTGGTAAAACAACTGTTGCTAGAGCACTATGTGAGCAAACCAATTCTGATTATATAATCATTAATGGTTCGGATGAGGGTAGAATGATAGATACTCTCAGAACTAAAATGACACAATTTTGTTCCACCATTTCTTTATCTGGTGGTTCTAGGAAAGTTGTCATTATTGATGAGGCAGACTACTCAAATCCCGATTCTGTTCAACCAGCAATGAGGGGATTCATTGAGAAGTTTGCTGAGAATTGTTCCTTTATCTTTACTTGTAATTACAAGAATCGTATAATTGAACCGATACATTCCCGATGTGCGGTTGTTGATTTTGTTCTTGGAAAAGATGAAAAACCAGAGATAGCATCTAAGTTCATGGAAAGATGTAAGCACATTCTCGATTCTGAAAATATAGAGTATGATGAGAGAGTTGTAGCAGAACTTATCAACAAACACTTTCCTGACTTTCGGAGAGTGATTAACGAACTCCAAAGATACTCTACTTCTGGAAATATTGATTCTGGTATTCTAGCAAATATCGGTGAATTGAATTTGAATCAATTGGTATCTTCTTTGAGAGAAAAGAATTTCCAGAACATGAGAAAATGGGTTGCTACTAATGTAGACAATGACCCCGCTACTGTTTATCGTAAAATCTACGACAAACTATATGAAGTACTGGAAAAATCTTCCATTCCACAAGCAGTATTGATTATTGCTAATTATCAATACAAATCCGCTTTCGTAGCAGACCAAGAGATTAACTTGGTTGCATGCCTGATTGAATTGATGGCGGAATGTGAATTTGTATGAATCCCTTTGACTTCATAAACCAAATCAATCATGGTAAGAAAAATCTGATTGATGAAACACCAACATTAGAGAAGGATTATAACTCTTTTATCATAAATCGTGGACTAAGTTTTAATCACGATACCGCTCTGTATGCTAATGAAATGAATGTTCAGAGCCACCTAGATCCTAAGCTTCAATTCGACTTTTTACTAAATATAGTAAGACCCAAAAAGAGATGGGGCAAATGGATTAAACGCGAAAATAATGATACTCTTGAATTGATTAAGAAGTATTATAGTTGTAGTTATGAAAAAGCAAGAGACTACTCTACATTGCTGAATGACTCTCAACTAGACATTATTCGACAAAATATTGAATTAGGTGGTTTGAAAGGAACAAAATGAGCGAAACTATCATCCAAGCGATGATTGAAGTGAAGTTAAAAGAACCCGATGACTTTCTCAAAGTAAGAGAAACCCTCACCAGAATCGGAATTGCATCACGCAAAGAAAAAACATTATTTCAGTCTTGTCATATTCTTCACAAACAAGGAAGATATTACATAGTACATTTTAAAGAATTATTTGCATTAGACGGAAAGACATCCAATTTTTCAGAAAATGATGAAGCACGAAGAAATACAGTTGCTAATCTGCTTTCTGAATGGGAATTAATCACTTTGGTCGAACCAGATAAATCAGCAGAACCTACAGTTCCATTGAGTCAACTAAAGATTCTTTCTTTCAAAGAGAAGGATGAATGGGAGTTGACACCAAAATATAATATAGGAAATAAAAAGGAAGCTGATGACGAGAATGTCGAGTGAATTATATTTCTATAAAACAAATTCAGAAGTAAATGAACCAATTCGGGCTACCGAAGGTTCTGCTTGTTTTGACATATGTTCTTTTTTACCAGAAGATTCGCTGGTAAGAGTATTCATAAATCATCTCGATCAAGATATAGAAATAAGAGAAAGAAAAGTAGTAAAAGGAAGGGTTCAAATTAACCCTACAGAACGAATGTTAGTTCCTACTGGATTGATTTTTGATATTCCAGCAGGACATTCGGTTCGTTTGTATCCAAGATCTAGCCTTGCTTTAAAACAAGGCTTGACTCTTGCTAATAACGTGGGCATTATCGATTCCGATTATGTCGAACCAGTTTATATGATGGTTTATAACATAAGTGGATATCAACAATTTGTATCCGATGGAATCCGAATGTGTCAGGCAGAAATGGTAAAAGAATTTCTACACGTTATTATGGAAAGTGATATTCGCCCAGAGCGAAAAACTGATAGAGATGGAGGATTCGGTTCAACTGGAAAGGAATAACCTTGTCTCAGATTCTACACAAATGGACACTCGCTACTGTTCAAGTTATTTACTATTTACCCGATTATACAGATTTAGTTAACGAATTCGTTTGGCAAACAGAAGATCAAATACCCAAATTTCCTCGCATCACCAAATTTTTAGATTATTGGGATAAGAACATCGATGGTTCAATTAAAGAAGCTTATATTTACGATCAAGGTCACAACGAGCTTAGAGTGGTAGATAGAAGGTTTAAGATTAATTAAATAATGAGCATGAAATTGAAGACAAAAAAAATTATATATGTTGATGTGGATGGTACAATCTGTACAGCTGGTAATATTCCACATGAAGAATTTAAAGATATACCATCAGACTATATTGGAGCAGTACCATTTGCTTCTCGTATTGAATACATCAATTCGTTATATGATGATGAAAAACATACTATCATATATTGGACAGCAAGAGGGTGTAAATCTGGATTAACAAATGCCCTATATGATTTGACCAAGAAACAACTAAAAGCATGGGGAGCAAAACACCATGACCTTCAAGTGGGAAACAAACCTCATTTTGATATGTATATTTGTGATAAGAGTTACAATAGTGAGTCATTTTTTCATTACAAAGAAAGAGAATTACCATAGTGAAAATATATTATGTCCGAAGAAAAAGATAACATCCAAATAGAATATAAAGAAGAAAGACAGATGGGTAAGGCTGCAAGTCTTGCTATGGAACTTTCAAAAGAAAAGAAGCGACTTCAAGAAGAACTTGAGGATATGCAAGCTCAATTTGAGGAAGTTTCACCTAGCACTCCTTCTGGTGGCCCAGATAGTTATCTCAAGTGGATAGGAGTAATTGCTGCTGTAATTGGAATATTTCTTCAAAATGCAGGGTTGCCCATATTGGGTCAACTTTCTTATATTGTTGGTGCAATTTCTTGGACTGCTGTGGGGTTTTATTGGAACGATAAAGCTGTTATGTTAGGTAGTGTTATTCCAGCAACTGCAACTGCTATGAATTTGATACAAAAATCCGTTGGCGTATTTAATTAACGAAAAGACTTGACAAGTGTTTCGTTATTTGTTATAATTATAGGTGAAGGTGAGGGATTAGCCCTTTCCGTTTTTCAATTTAATTGAGATTATATTATGATTACTAAAGAAGTAGTAAAAAGATTGTCTAGCGACACCAAAGAACTTTTTGATTTTTACGATAAAAAAGGTTTGAGAAAGTCTGATAAACAGAAATCAGAAGATATTTCTGGATTACTTGAAACAGCTATGGAAGACCTTATTGAAGGTGCTGTTGCTCCAAAAGTAGATAGTGAACCTGACATTCGTTTGAATGGAAATCCTGTAGAAATTAAAACGTCATCTGGTGAAACATGGCGAGGTGGTGCTTACTCCAAAAGGGGTGGCCACTTTATTTTTGTTACTTGGAATTTGAATGGTGATAATGTTCCTTCCTTTTTCATTTCTGGAATAGACCTTGTTGAATCTGATTGGAAAATGAGTAATTCTGATAATTACTACGCTACAACTTATGGAAAAAAAGAACTCCATAACAATAGAGATAAAGTTATTTTTTATCATGGTTCTCTTGAAAGTTATGCTAGAGGTAAACAAACTTGTATTAAGGTTCATTTGAATGAAGTTTGATTTTGAAGTAATAGAAATTCATAAAGTTAATGCTGTAGTCTTTGTACAAAAATTTCATTACTCACCAGTAATGCCCAAACTTACTAAACATTTTCTAGGTTTTTATCTTGATGGTGAATTGAAAGGTGTGTTGACTTTAGGTTGGGGCACTCAACCAAGACAAACCATCAATAAAATGTTTCCAGGCCTGACTTCAAAAGATTATTATGAAATTGGAAAAATGTGTATGGATGATGATATGCCTAGAAATTCTGAAAGTCAAATGATTTCAGCCACAATAAAATGGATGAAAGAAAACACAGAATGTTTATTTCTTTATACAATGGCAGATGGAATTATGGGTAAATGTGGATATGTTTATCAAGCTTCTAATTTTTATTTTGGTGAAAAATATTGGACACCAGTATATCTTATGGAAAACGGAGAAAAATTACATCCTCGTTCAACAAAAACTCTTCTTGTAGAAAATGCTGAATTTTCTGGAAGGGATAAATTGTTTTGGATGACTTCTGATTTTATGAAACACAAAGGAATAAAAAAGATTGTGGGATATATGTTTAGATATATCTATCCATTAAATAAGAGGGCTAAACGAATAATGAAAAATAATTCAACTCTGAATTGGTCTTTAAATTATCCA